ATCCACTCCGTTCGTCCCGGCTGGACCTTGTGGGCCCTGTGGTCCCGTTGCCCCGTTCGTCCCATTGATCCCATCTATCCCGTTCGTTCCTGCCGGGCCCTGCGGCCCTTGCGGACCAGTCGCGCCATTCGTCCCATTGATACCATCCACGCCATTCGTTCCGGGTGGACCTTGCGCTCCATTTGTCCCGTTCGTTCCATTAATTCCGTCCACTCCGTTCGTCCCGGCTGGACCTTGTGGGCCCTGTGGTCCCGTTGCCCCATTCGTCCCATTGATCCCATCTATCCCGTTCGTTCCTGCCGGGCCCTGCGGCCCTTGCGGACCAGTTGCCCCGTTCGTTCCATTGATACCATCAATCCCGTTTGTCCCTGCCGGACCCGTTGCTCCAGGTGTTCCATTCGTTCCGTTAATTCCATCTATCCCATTAGTTCCGGCCGGACCTTGCGGTCCTTGTGGACCAGTCGCCCCATTCGTCCCATTGATCCCATCCACTCCGTTCGTCCCGGCTGGACCTTGTGGTCCCGTATTCTTGTTCGTCACGCATCCCGTAAGTGTCCTGGTGGCCGGAAAATAAATCAGATAATTACTCGATGACGCCACCGGGACAAAGTTAGTCATCGTTTGAACCGCAGACGCTATATTCGTACCGCCGGACCGGATATAGCGTCCACTCACTCCGTCAAAAATCGCAATTTCCCCGTCTTCCACCGCGCCTTTTGTCCGAACCTGCGGATAATAATCCTGGCCAAACAGAAAGGCCGAAGGCAGAATGCAGAATGCCAAAACTAATATTTTTAATTTCCCAGCCGTAGACTGGTCCGCCCGTGGCGGAAAATTTCTAATATCTAATTTCATTCCTCTTCCTCCTTCAGCCTTCAGCCTTTTTTACTCAGACAACGGTTCAATCCGCACCACTCCTGCTTGGCCGTTATCCGCTTCAATGAATTTCGCGCATTCCACCGTGCGCCGGCTCCATACCATCGGCGCCGAAGTTACCGGCAAATAGATCCCAGCGCCGGAACTGGCCGGCGCCGTGTCGTCAAATGTGGCCAAGACCGCCTTGGTTTTCACGCTGACATAGCAATGGCTTACCTTGCTATTCAGTGCCGCCGGTGATACCACTGTCCCGGCAACTGCCAACTCTTCCGCCTTCACCCCGTCCCGCGTAGGTTGTAACTGACACTCCAAATTAACTACTTTTGCATTCATTTATTTCCCTTTCTTTTGTTTTTTATCGTCCGAAAACAACCTTCCTCTGGACACCTTTTTGGTCCTCTGTATCTTCCAAGCCGTCCAGTTCCGTCTGGGCCCTTGTCTCTGCTTTTCCGTGTTCCACCGGATCCAGCAGATATTCCGCATGGGCCGCATACTTGATAAAGGTTTTCAAAAACGCCGGGAAATCTACAGGTTTCCAGTATTCCGTTTGCTGATATGGATTCTTATTCGTTGAGGATTGGAGCGCCGTGTAACTTTCCCCGCTGGTCGCGTAATAGCACAAGTCCCCGATTGCATACGCCGTCCCGGCGTCCCACTCAGTTAAAGAAAATTCTGGCACTGGCGGCCTGAACCAGATCCACGGCCGGGCCGGTGCTACATTTGCACTCACCAGGATCCCGTCCTCGTAAAAAATCACATCCTCAATCCTTCCGGCAAATCGGTATATCCGCGGATCCTTGTCAAACACGCAATTCTGTAAATCCACTGCACCGATCTCTGTCTTTCCGTCCTGTTGAAAACTGAGAGTCCGCAGAAAACTATCCCCAACTTCCGCCCACCAAAGTGTTTCCACGTCCGGATCCTTCCCCACATTCGTATTCTGCAAACTGATGTAATAATGTTCCCCGCCGTCAGCCGCTTCGTGATAAACTTCATCCCCGACAACATAATTCTCTTCATCATCCCAAGTGTCTCGGTATTCTCTCTGTTCCGCCAACATGATCTCTGACCAGAACATGCGTTCCCATCCATCGGGCATCCGGTCATTGATATATTCAGCTATCAATGCCTTCTGCATGGCGCTCAAATTCGCCGTCAACGGATCTATTCCCCGCAATCGCACTATCGCTTCATATACGCTTTTGATCGTGCAAGTTTTCATATCACCATGATTGTAATGTTTTTGTTTTCAATCCCTGATGGCCTGTTTGGCAAACTTCCAAATTCCCTCACACCATCACGCCCATACACTTTCCGGTAGGTTACTTTGCCAAGTCTATTTTTCATGGCCGTGATGCTCGTCGTTCCTTCCGTGATTCCGAAATAGCGCCGGTCCTGGTCCTTCCAGTATCCTTCCGCATCCTTTTTGAGAACTTCCCTGCCCTCGGCGTTCACCGCATTCATCACGGCCACAACCGATATTTGCCTGTGCAACCGGCCGCTTTTCCCAAAGCGTTTCAACTCCCCGCGTTTCATGGCCAGTTTCCGGTCAAATACTTCTGCGGCCGCCAACCTTAAATTTTGACGTTCCTGCACTTGTTTAAATGCTCCCGAAAGGTCCAGCGCTTCTCTTGTGTATCCTGGCATGACTTCCTCCTTTTTTATGCTGGCGTGGGTGCGCCCGCGGGTGTCGCGGTTCCTGTCGCCGGCGCAGGTAATGCTCGCCGTCCGCCTTCACGTCCGATCGCCACGTTCTCGCCAAACTGTTGCGCCAACACTTGCATACGCTGTAGCCGGCTCTGCATGATCTTCAACTTGTCCGGAGCCATATCCCGGTAAATGTCCGGATTCATCTGCTCAAGATTTTGATAGAGTTGTAGCCGCAACTGATAATTGATACTGCCATCGTCCGGTAAATCGGGTTCCGTGCCCGCCCGGATCTCCTGGTATGCTTTGATCTCCGCCGCTGTCTCGGCCTGGTTTGCCTGTTCCACGTCCACTAGGGCCGCTTCTGCCAGGTCCGGAGAAATCCGCCACATGAACGCGCTGACGATCGCCGCGGTCTGAATAGTCTTATCCCGGTCCATCGGAATCAGCAGGTCCTTAACAATTTTACCAATCTTCTCCAGATAATCCGGATCTAGATCGCGCGGATCGAATTGGAGATCAAGATCAAACTGCCCTTGAATTTCCTCGCGGCTCTTAAATAATGATTCGCCCTTCTGGTTTGTGATCCGTTGGATCAAATTGTCCGGCATATACTGTTGGCAAAGTTGAAAGACCTGGACTAATGCCTGGCGCAAATTCAAGAGCCACCACAAAACTTTGAATTCCCGTTGTAACTGCACAAGGTCCGACGCCACGTCCGGATTCGTCCGACCGAAGTATTCATCCCTCTGCCGGCGGAGTTCCTTCACCATGTCCACAACGGTCCGCGGATATTCCGGCGGTTTCATCCATTCAAAGTCGCCGTCCCGTTTTGCCGGAAGTTCCAATAACGGTTTGATATGGAGCGCCCCCATCCTCTGCCGATTGCGGGTAATGATCGGTGGGACGCCGGCGAGCTGGGCATGGTCGCCAAAACTATCGCAATAAACCTTCTCCAATCCCTGATAGGTCCCGGCCAACTCCGCTATCCCGCGCGAATCGCATAGCCGGCCAGTGAGGACTTCACGCCGAAAGACATGGCCGGGATAACCGCCATGCGCATAATCAATCAGTCGGCGGTCCGTGGCCACTACGTCAACATCATTATGGAAAACAACAAAGTATTTGCCGGGCACTCCGTCCTCGTTTGTCGCCTGATAGAATGCCGTTAGGACTTGATAGAGGCCCTTGTAATAACTCGACGGTCGCGCAACAATGTCGCCGGCATCGTCGCGCATATAGTCAGGAAATGCCGCCGATGCTTCATGTCCGCCCTGGCGGGATCCGTCTTTCTCCCGTTTCCCGATCACCTTCTCAACAAAATCATCACTCCAGCCCTGGCTGATCTTGCGTTCAATGATCTGTGTCTTGGTCAGCCACTCGGCTTCAAAATAAACTCGCGCACTCTGAAAATCGGTCGTATTGAGCGGAATGAACCAATCCTCATTCAACCGCTTCGCCTGAATGTCCGGACCGTCCTGCTTGATATAGGGAACGGGAAACTCCGCCCGGCCTTTCTCGCGCAATTCGCGGATCACTTTCTTTGCCCGCGCCGGCCGGATCCCTGGGAAGAATTCCGCCAACTTGGCCGAAAGAAATTCATCACTCTCTTCGCTCGCCAGCGCGGTCTTAAAATCTTCTGCCGCCTGTGCCGCAAGTCCTTGAATGTCCTGCATCCCTGCGGTCGGCGGAGTTCCTTCGGCGGGACCGCCCGGCTGTTCCTCTGCCGGTGTTTCCTGCGCCGGCATTTCCCGTTCTGCATTTTCTGATAATACTTCCACCACTTGATCCAGATAGAGTTTCATCAGCTCTTCGGCTGTCAGTTTCTCCATCTTCAACGCCGTCTCATACCGCCATACGATCCCCAGTAATGCCAACCCAGGGCTATCCCCCGTAAAATAATTTGCAAGTTTAAGTAGTTCTTGGACCCACTTCACTCCCCAATGGTTCCGGATCAGCCAGCGCATGACGATCGCCATGTTGCCGGCCTTCTTAGTGTCCTTGCTTTCCGTGCCCTTGAAATTGATTTGTGCCCGCATGGCCGATAACACCAGGAGCATTACGTCCTCGTTTATCAGCATATCAGCCGTTCTAACGCGCATGTCCGATGCGCCCTCAAACGGCTCCGGTTCTTTATCATCGTCTCTTGCCGCCTTATGTTTCAACCCATCAGCCGATTGATATTCCCAACGACAAAAACGGGTGGATTCCGTATCCACCCGCATCGGCCAGATCGTGTCTTTCGACTCCGCGACAATCTGTGCCACTTCACTTTTCAATTCCGACAGTGAAGGCTCCGTAACTAATGATGTTCCACCATCACTTTGCACTTCATCTATGGGTCTATTTTCTTCCGGCATTTTTTACCTCAAGTATTGATCGGCTATCGGCGTTCCGTATTTTACCCCGGAACGCCGATACTCCGTTACTCTCACGCCTTCTTAAGGCGTTATCTTGAAGTAGAACAGCACCTCACCGGCGGTAAGTGCACCCAACGCCTCTTCCGCATTCGGCGTGAAGGTGAAGTCAATCGTATCGGCGGCCGTGTAGACCTTCCGTCCGGTTGAATCATCCGTCAATGCCGACAGAATCGCCTGGGATCCTGCCGTCAATGTCGCCGTTGCTGTAGGCACCGCCGGCACATATACAATGGTATTTGTAGTCACGTTGCTTGACGCATTCAAATATACCAGTGTATTTGTCAGCACCGATCCCGCGACAGTTACGGCTGGAGTGTTGGTCCCGGCATAGTGTAGAGTAGCCGCCGTGGCCGCTTGAACACTTCGCCCGAATTTCAACCATACTTCCGTCCCGTCGCTGTCCAGTTCCGTCGAAGTCAAGTAAAGGTCGGGATCAGTCCCATCCCCCACTGTAACCAGAACGGATCCGGTGTAATTCGTGTTCCCGGTAGTAAATGCAGTTTTTAACTGCATGGCCACTAACTCAATGCCTTGCTTGGCCACCGCCGAAAACACGTTTGTCAACGTGGTCGACGTGTTTGTGGTCGTCTCTGTGAAATCCGCATAGGTAATGGTCGCCACATGCGTCGCTCCCAAGTGCGCCTTCTCCTGTTCCAGCAAGGGCCGGAATGTAGCCGCTTGCGCCGCGATCGGCGCCAACCACGCCAGCAAAGCCACAAACACGATCAACTGCATCAGTCCATATTTACATTTCTTCATCTCTCGCTTCCTCCGATTTTGTTTTGCAAAATCGCCCCCCATAGTTCCTTGAACGACGGGGGGCTATTTGCTTTTTAGTTTCTCTACGTTTACGTTCCCTCGATCGTTTGTGTTTATGACGCAATGTTAGCGTAGCATTGCCCGGTCGGGTTAAGACACTTCAGGAGATATACCGTGTCATGGTATCCGCGCGGTCCGCCTGATTTCGGGGGTTCCAGATAACTCGCCGGATTATCCAGGAAGCAGATCTCCCACATGTCCATATCCAGGAACAGGCCGCTCCGGAGACTATTGGCCGTGCGCTCGCCAGTCGCCGCCGTGTGGAGCAGGTTCCAGGTCGGGAATACTTTGACTGCCCCGGCGTCGAATTCAAAGAAGTCAACCACTCGGATGAGTTTCTTGTCTTCGGCATCCAGGTTATAGCGCGTGAGCGCTTGCGCCGTATTCACATCTTCCACATGTTTCTGCGCCCATCCGCTCATGCAGGTCTTGAGCTTGATGGCCACATACCCGGTCAGGTCAACCGCTTCATTCTTTTGCGTGGCGGCCGCTTCCAGCATGGTTTCCATACTGGTCGGCTTAAAGTCTGCCAATGTTCCGGTATAGGCGCATTCCGCATCCGGCCGGTAATTTGCCGGCACAGGGTTCACCGCTTGCTCGGTCGGACTCAACCATTTGAACGTGCCGCGCGAGCGATAAGGCACCTCTCCGGACTCCACCGCCATTTCGTCGTCGGAAAGAAGTTGCCGTTCAACCATTTTAGCCAGGATAAGACCGTCGTCCTTGGCTTGCTTGGTTTCTTCCTTGCCTTTCACGCCCCATGTCTTTGTCAGGTTCGCCAGGCGGGTTACCATCCAGCCTTTCGTCCTTAGCCACATGGCATACGCCGCAATGGACTCGCGGTTGGTATGTTCGAACGTTTCAATGTCGCTTCCGTCCAGGGTTCCCTCGAACGCCCGATCCGGATAGACTTGCACCGGCCAGGAGCTCAGCATGTTTTCCGGTTTCTTTCCACGCTTCAGTAGGCGAGAAAACGGCACTTTATCGCTCTGCGCGATAAAGATGGTGTCGCCCACCTCCGCTACTTTCAAACTCAGGTCTCTTTCATAAATTCCAGGCATGACATTACCTCCTAATAATTCAGGAAGCTGTCAACGGTCCGCCGCGCCCTTGCTTCGACACTTTGTAACGCCTTCAGCTACCCAAAGATTTTTTTGTATTGTTCCTCCAGCGCGTTTTCATCACGCGCGGAGTTGTTGAATTCCTTTTGATCGAATCCCGATTTTCCTTTACCCGCGGTGCTTACTGGCGGCCGGCGCGTGGCTCCACCTTCGGGCAGTTTCGGCGGTTTGGGATTCACTTTCTTCGGCGGAGTCGTTGTTGACTTATTGGCACCCTCCAAACGGATCTTCCGTCCTACTGCCGCGTCAGCGTCTTTCAAGGCCATCCTCTCCATCGCCTTCGATCGGACCGATCCGCCAATGTCCATCAACTCGTCCTCAACCGCATAAAGCTTTCGCTTCACTTCCGCGGCGTTCATAGATTGATCATCTTTCACGCCGGAACCCTCATAACCGTTTTCTACATATTCCCGATAGAAACTTCTCCACGCTTGCAGATTCTCCACCCGATTCAGTTTCTTCGCGTCCTCGGCCGTGCCATAGTTCGGATCGAATCCCAACTTGATCGCCGCCTGGATATTCTCGTCCTGAAGTTTTGTGTTCAGGATTTTGAATTGCGCCTCTGTCTGCTCGGCTTTCGCCTCTGCGTTTTTCCGTTTGATGTTAAGGCCGTGAATTCGTTTGTTGACCTTGGCTTGGATTTCCGACGGAAGACCTTTTATCTCTCCGTCCTTGATCTTGCCTTCATCCAAGTCTGGATCACCTTCACCTTCAACGGCGCCTTCGCCGGTGCCTTCACCTTCGCCATCGTCTTCACCCTCTCCGGTGCCTTCGCCTTCACCGGCGCCTTCACCTTCACCAGTGCCTTCGCCCTGATCGGTGTCTTCGCCTTCTCCAGCGCCTTCACCTTCGTCGGTGTCTTCGCCGTCCGGCGATGATTGATTAACCGCCGCGAGTCGTTCTCGTTCTTCGACTGTCGTCCCAACTTTTCCGGTTTTGGTGCCGTCTTCGGACGCCGCCGCCGCACTTGTTGTTTTCGTGTTTTGAGCTTTCGCCATGATGTTTCTCCTCATCATTAAGGTTCCCTGCCATTACTTTTTCGGCGTGGCAGTATTCGCCTTTTGTGATCTTAAAATCCCATGATTTGATCTACCGTGCAATGGACCGTTCCCGAAATCCGCAAAATCCGCAAATTTCGGTGCCGTTAGACCCCGTTTTGCCTGCCCTGAGCAAGATTTTCGCGTCGAAGAGTCCCTCGAAATACAAAAAGGGCGGGAAATTTCTTTCCCGCCCTCTCTTTTCTCGATCAGTCAGATCCCTCCGACTTGTCCTCCATAGTCGTTTCGACATCGGAGGATCAGTCCTATTTCTCCGGCACTTGTTGCGGTGCATTGTGCGTTTCGTCCAGTAATTCCCGTCTCGCAATCAGGGTCAACCGTTGCAATGCAATGGATTCTTCCTGTTGGTTGAGAGAAGCTTCCTGCACTTCGATCTCAGCTGTCTTGATTTGATATTCGCTTTCCTTCATTTTTCTCACCTCCTTTCAATGTTATTTTGTTTTCGTTCCTTGGGCCGGTTTTCTTCCCTTCATCAATTCGTTACCCTTCTTCACCAGGTCAATGATCTGCTCTTGCGCGTCCGCCATCTCCCGGACTCCACCGGAATAAAAAGCGCGTTGTGAATCCGGCAATTCGCATATCGCCGATTGTTCCTTTTGTATTTCTTCCCGGCCGGCCAGGACTGATAACACCGCCAGAAGCCACGGTGTTTCTGGATCCACCGCAAAAATCTCCAGTAATTTTTCCGGACCGATCACCGGCGTCTTCTGAATGTAGACCAACCTGACCGGCATAGCATCCGATGCGACGACGGTCGTGATTCTTCTTTTCCGTAGCCAATTCCACAGTTTCTTCATATCTGACTCCTTTTGATTAGGATTTTCTATCGGCCCCATTGGATCCATTTTCTTAATATCCTCCAGGGAAAGATCAGTTATTCTTTCTTGATTTGGACACAGTTTCATATTTGACTCCTTTTTTACCCTCCATAGTTCCTTGTCTGCCCACCATAACTCTTTGAGCGACGGTGGGAGCGACGGAGGGTGTGAATACTCTCTTGATCTCTTTCGTTAGATATTTTTTGTATGTTCCCCTAGGTAATATCACCGGATGGATCAACCCCGCCGACACAACCTTATTGAGATCATCTCGCGTGATCCCCAGCCATTCAAAAATTGCCTTCGGACGAATAAATGTCGTTTCCGGTTCGTTCATCATTCACCCCCTCTCGGTAATCTCCGCGGACCGCGATACACTCTGTTCTGTCCGTTGACGCTGGCCTGTTCTCGCCCGTAGGATACTCCGCCGCGGGCTTGATAATCGTTCGGCCCCACGTCCTCGCATTCCGCCATGAAGAAATATCGGATCAAATCAATCGGATCCTTACATGCCCCGTGTTGCCCATCCGTGGAATTCATCCAGTTCTCCAGCGAATAAATTGAATTTTCACAATCCTCACAGACAAAGAAATGTGGCGGATTGATGAATCTTAACTCACCTGCCGCGGCGGAGCCTTCTGGCGAAGACGGGTCAAACTCATAATCCAGCGCCGAATTGATCTCGCCTACTCCGGTGTCAATGTCCTCGCCAGGTGTTAAAAAGAAAAAGACATTTATCTCATCAAATTTTGTTTTCAACGACACCGGACGGTCGTTCTCAATCTGTGGTGAGCTGGCCGCTCGGCTATCAATAAACCGCGACGTGATAAGTTCCTCGGCGCCGTTCCGTTCATCCCATTCTTCCAGGTCTTCATCCTTTGGATACGCATCACTTTGATCTTTGCCATTCAATTTAAGAGTTCTTTCTTCCTTCCATTTCTTCCAATCCACCCAACGTTCTAACCTGGCCATCTCAAACTTGTATCGGGCATTTCCAAAACCAAATGACGGTTTCTGTCCTTCCCCCGGATCCCCATCGTTCAATCCATCCTTACGGCCACTGGGGATCGCCCAAGGGCCCGGAATTCCCACGCCCGGAATATGGTAGCGGCCCGGCCATTCCCGGTAGAGATACACGTCCTGCCCCTTCCGCTTGAACCAGCTCATAAAACTGTTCCTATCTTTCGCTGGGTCTAAGAAAAAGTAGTTTGTCCCGCCCTCCGGGATCCGGCTGGCCGGTAGAACATGGATTTTTTTGTTAAACTTCGGGATCAATACGCTCATGGCCTTCTCTGCCATGCCGTAAAACCGTTCGCGGACATACCATCTTGCCTTCTTCCGCAAGTCCGCAATGACTTCTTTCGGGTTGCCGTAGGGATTATCACTCGGGTTGAAAAAGACAACTGCTTTACGTGGATCCACGCATTTCATTACACGCGGCACTTGGTCAAATACCCTTGTCTCTTTACTTTGTGCCTTCTGCCTTTGTGCCTCTGTGCCTTCTTCCAACCATTTCAACACGTCTTCAGGTTCGCATTGCGGAGCCATTGCCGGCCGCTTCTTATCCACCGCTGTCCATAATTCCGCATACTGTTCCGGTGTCAAACTCAGCGCCCGCGCCTCATCCGTTTCCTTGTTGTCCCGCGGACACAAATACGCCGTAATCGTCCTCATAATCGTCGCGCTTTTAAGAAATAATCCTACTGTCGGCGTATAACCATTTTTCGGTGTAAAGGTCGGAATCGCTTTGCCGGCTCGCGTTGTCAACCGTAAAAGTATATCCTCCACCCAATCCACCGGGATCAATTCATCCGGACAAGCCAGGTCCATTTCCTTGCCTTCAAAGGCCACGTCCTTGTTCTGCTGGTAATTCAGAAAATAAACCATAGCGCCGTTTGGCGTGATAAAACTGTTCTCTGAAAATCCGGTCTTCTTCTTGTATTTAATGTATGCCATCAGACTCGCAATCTGAATCTGCCACTCCAACGGCATATATTTCCAGAAGAGCGGTTGTTGATCGGTAACACTCCGGGGATCGCTCATGTGAAAGGCGCAAATCTGCGAATGCGGTTTCTCTTTCACCATCATCATGCTCCGTTTTGCCGGATATTCAGACTTTGACGATCGGTGTCCGCCCAGGATCAGCAACGCCTTCACAGGCCGCTCATAGCCCAGGTGTTTCCGCATCCGCTCACAAAACTCATCCCATAACTCTCGATCCGGACGATTTACGCGATCGGGCAGATTCGTCCAGCCATCCCGCCGTCTTAACTCCCGCAAAAATAACTGGTCATAACACCACGAAAATCCCAGGAGCGCGTCGCAGACATGCCAGATCGGCGACTCATAGCCATTATGGAGCGGATCCGCCAGCTCCGCGTCAAGTTCCTTCGCCCGCATCCGGAGAAGTTTGTCAGCGGCTACTTCTGGCGTCGTCCCCGATATGGCCGCCTCTGCCCGAATGTCCTCCCATCCAGGCGGCGGTATCCGCGCATGTCCTTCAATTCCGTTCATCCTGATTTCCTCCATTCACGGATAAATCTACCCATTAACATTTCACTCCTTAAAATCATTAAAGATAATCTGAATACAGCATGTAGTAGTATGTTTTCCTCGTCGGATATAATTCTCATCCGTCTTTTTTGTTCCAAATGTTTTATTACCCGCAATTCTTGGCGGTTAATAATAGTGCCCCGAACTTTTCTTTTCTTCATCGTTACAAAATCTCCCTATTAAAAGATAAAATACGGCGATATATTCCGCACCATTCATCCCTTATCCGACGTTTGATAATGTCCGCCTCGGCCGCGCAACGGCAATTATAATGAAACCATAACGGGCCGCCTTTAATGTCAAAGCAAAAAGGAAAACCGACCATGTTGTGTTCCCGGCCGACAATCCTGATATTATTTGCCAACTCTCTCATGCCGCGTTCAATCTTCCGTAAATGAGCATGATCCTTCTCTTTCCGTTTCCAGTAATAGATTTGCGCGTGGAGGCGGCGAATATCCTTTTCAAGATCAGCTTTTGTTTTATTTCTCATGTTTCCTTTCTTACGGCCGAAACCTGATATTCAGACGAATTGCTCCGAATATCTTATCTTCAGTTTGCTCAATGGAATAATTCGGGGGCACCCGCATAATATCGCCCTTCCGGATCGTCAGACTTCCGCCGTGTTTCATCAGAATAGCGGCGATCAATAAAAACACGTCATGCCGGAAGCGCTGGTCTGCACCCCTTTGAGCGGCGGCTAACTCATGCTCTTGTTTGAGCGCCTTGCCAATCTCCCGGTCAATCCATGACTCAACATGCCATAGACGACTCCACGCCCGATTAAGCCGCCATACCAGGCCGACCGTTAGCGTGATAAAATTCCGCGCAATCATTCTCAAAAATGCCTTCATCATTTCCTCCTTGTGTTATTTTTCTAAAAACCATCCCCACCACGGAGCGCCGGGATGATTCGTTGCAAAAATCCAGTAATCAAGGTAGGTCAGTCCGAATACCACGATCACGATCAGCAACAAAAACCCGATGCCCTTCAATGTTTTCATTATCCTCCTTTCTTGTGTTCTTGCGTTTTGCGTTCACAGAAGTCAGCGATCTCCCGAAGGCAGACCTGTTCATAAACAGTGTTCGCATTCGGGAAGAATGAATACTTGCGCCACCGGGCAAACCATCCTATCCAGCCCAAATGTCCCTCGTCGTATTTATTCAACACACGCCAGGTCTTCGTCTTGGGCTTCGGAATGTCCGGCACAAATTTAATATGTGTTCCAAATTCAATCATCACTTCCTCCTTTCTATAAACTTAGTATTGGTGATCTCCACAAACATGATGCCCTCCGATGTTCGGCCAGCCCATATGAGGATCAGGGGCATACCTCCTACACATGCCTTGCATTCTCTCATTCACTACCGCTGTGCCTAATGGCGCAAACCATTTACAGTTCCAACAAGCCCGTGGAGCGCGACGTTGAACCCAACGCGATTTCAGTTTTCGGTTCATGCTGACCTCCTTGGCGCGGCGGATTCAACGCCGCTCACGGGCCATTGCCGCCATTGCTGGCCGTCTATACATGATCCGATTAACTGTTTTGCAAAATGCCGGCCGTAATGTCGTGCATTCCAATCACCCCACTTCTTGAAAAAGAATGGAACGCCGGCCTTAACGCATTGATCGCGCAATAACCGCGGCCAAGCCAGGTTACATTCCCGCGCACCGGGCCCCGTCTCGCCACCGCAGATCACCAGGTCCAATTTTGGGCCGCCGGTCCGCTCAATTCCCATGTGGTCAATCGTGTTTCCGGTCAAGGCGTTGACTTCGATCACGCGCCCGATCGGCCGGACGGCTCCCTGGGGAATAGCCAGCCATTCGATTTTTATCCGCGTAAGATCAACCGGACCCAGCATCGGCTCAATACTCACAAACCTTTTTCCGGCCGGTGTATTCAGCAAGGTTATGATCCGATCGTCGTGTTTCTGATTTTCAACGGTAACTCCCAGCCAGATATGCTTCATCGGTTCGCGGGTCATGCAGAATGAACGCATGATCGTATCCCGCTTCGTCAGCACAAGGAATGTATCCCGCGGGCAGGATTCCATGATGTGCCACGCATCCCGGCGCACCTGGGCCAGATCAATCCCGTCAACGTCATGGTGAAACAGATCGGACATGGAACACGGAAAGACAATCCGCGGCTTCGCCCACTTCCACGGTTCTTCCATCCGATCCGGATGAAATGTTACCCGAAACGGATCATCCTTCGGATACCCATACCGCCCGGCCAGCCGCTTCGCCATCCGTTTAGCGTAGCAATGCTGGCACCCTTCACTGAGCGGAGAGCAACCCGTCAGAAAATTCCACGTCTCATCACACCATTCAATTTTTGTCGGCACTTTCTACCTCCTTTTTTCCAAACTGTTTTTCCATCCACCGCACCACATAATCCACCACGCTTGAAGCGAACGGGATCTCCGGATTCTCCGTCATGCCCTGGGGATCAAATCTCCGCCGGCCAAACTTGTTCACCAGGTTCTCCAGCGTTTCTCCATGTTGTAGAAGCATTGAGAAAGCTGTTGACCAGGAATCCGCCCAGCCATCCAGCATGGATCCCGATTGATCGAATTCCAAAAACACTTCCCCTGACCGACCATCCGGATAAACCCCCACCGTGATATCAAATTTTATCCGTTTTTTGTTCCACCGTATGACCGCCTTGTGCGTTATGCTCTGCCGCGTGTCTGGTAATCGTTCCCTCATCTTTCTCTGTTCTCCGCACCATTCGTCTCAATCTCCAAAAATTGTTTTACCGTCAAACAAGGCGGCACTTGTAAAGGTGGCAATGCCAGCGCTTTATTGTGAAATATCTGGAAGATTTGCCCCGCAATCTCTTCATTATTAACCTTAGCCAGATATGTTTTCTTTTCTTCCGATATTGTCCGTGCCATTTTTTTCTCCTTCCTCTGCCTTCGTTCGTATCCGTTTCAGTTCACGCCGCGCCTCCAACTCCTTCGCTTTGACCGCCTCTTCTTCCAAAACCTCCACAACCATTTTCGCGTCGCGTTTGCCGTAGAATTCTGTCATGGTCGCAATGATCTTTTTGAACTTCTCTCTGTTTTCCGGTTTTCTCATTACTAAACTCCATGCCTCGCCGGCCGGGCCGCGTCCAAACCCGACCTTGCCGAATCAGACCGTGCCACGCCTCACCTGCCATGCCTGACCCGGCCAGACCTCGTTATAACTCGCTTAACCAAACCTGCCGTGCTTTCCGTAGTGCATCTTGCCTTGCCATTTCATGCCCCGCCTGCCAAACCCATTCCTTACCAAACCGAACCAGACCTCGCCACGCCTGCCAAACCATGTCTTGCCTGGTCGCGCCGTTCCAATCACGACCTTACCTGCCACGCCGCTCTCAACTTTTCCCAACCACGACAAGCCCATCCTGAACGCGCCTGCCATGCCCGGCCGGATCCGGACGATCGCCGCCGCACTTAACCGGATCAAACTCGCATGAATCTTCCCCAACCTAACGCACTTGATCTTTCAGGCCGACCTTCACAAATTCCCACACCCCAACCGGCTTGATCTACCAGGGCCAATAATTGTTCTTCGCTGACGATCCGCGGATTGAATTCGATCCGGATCCGCAACTGCCACTCCTTATATTCGGGCCGGTATGTCAGTCCGCGCGTGTTAATCCCGATGGTAACGGCATCTTCGCGCATCACTCCCACGGCCGGTTTTCCTTCAAGGGTTTCAATCGGAATGTAATCCGCACCAGGAGCCGTAATAGAATCCACAAACACCGCTTGCCGCAGACCGACTTTTGTAATGTCGTCAAATGCGGTTGCCGCTGTGATAATCGCCTTTTTTAATGCCGTAACTGGCGCACATTCGCGCCCTTGATCGTCCACATACCGCGCCGCCATAAATTCGGCGTTTGGATCTCTTTGTTCTTTCGCTTTTTTTGCTTTCTTCTGTTGCTTGTCCCGAATTTCCTGTTTAGCCTTGTCAGTAAAGGCATGAATTACTAATCGGGATCCGGGGCGTCCCCTTAAAGTTAAATTCACCGACTTGATCCCAACTTCTGCGCTGTTCTTTTCTTCTTTCATCCGCTTTTCCTCCTGTTCTTTGTTGACTTACTGTTTCTTCCAAAACTGCACGGCGCCGAGCGCCTTTGTGTCTTCGTCAAAGTATTGCCAGCTTCCCTCCTCTCCTTTATCGAAAAACAGACGCCGCCATACCTCTTCGCCTGTTTCCCGGTTTTTCTGAATGATGAACCGTGCATCTTCTTTCGGTAGATATTTATTCCGAACGGCCTGGGCGTCCTCTTTTTCTCCCGCCTTATCCATATCAATCGCACTCGCCAGCGCGTTTTCCTTTTCCTTGTTGCGCCAAACGCAAATCACGTTATCGGCCACGTTGGAAATGTTCCCGGATCCCGATATGTCATACTTGCGCGGCGGGTATTTATCCGGATCGTGTTTGCTGTCCGGCTTCTTGCTGTGCGCGACAAGATGCATGTGGACGTTGTAATCTGTCGCAAACTGCTTCAGTCGCAGACACACCGCCTTCTGCTTGTCGTATTCTTCGCCGCCGATCTCGGTCAGCATCATCAGCGAATCCAGGACAAAATGCTGGACGCCATACTTCTTCGCAACATACTGGAAAACGTAGAGCGCATCTTCCACGGTAGTCTCGCCGATATGAGCGTAGAGCCAGAAATAATTATCCATCCACCGGATCACGTCATGCAATTCCTCGGCGGAAGCCGGATGGCCGCGGCCCATTGCTTGCCGGCAAAGATTTTTGAATGTTTTTCGCGCCGGAAATTCCAAACTGGCTATGCAACTGCTCTTCCCGCACAACGCGGCGAAAACCAGCATCACATGATTCAGCAGGATCGTCTTACCGTTGCCGCTGTAACCATGCCAGATCGTCAACTCGCTCGGATTAAATGTGAATTTCAGCGCCGGCCAGGGCGTAGGATCCCCAAGCCGTTTCTTGTCATTTAGGTCCGGATAAAACTCAAACCAAATGTCTTGTTCAATCTCGGAAGGTTTCAACAACTCTTCCGGATCCAGATCGCGGGCCGCATTCATAAACTTCCAAAATTCTTGTTCACCCAGGCCGGCCACCAGGCACTCATTCGGGTCCTTCTTCCCGGCCGGATAATCCAAAATTCTGCACCTGGTCCGCCCGATCCGCGGAATCAAAGCCGCAGTAGCTTTTTGTCCTGGATCGTCCGCATCCAGGCACAGAAAAACCTCAATGAATTTTTCAATCCATTCATAATCGTGTTTGATCCATTCCGTATTCGGGTCCTTGCCATCGGATCCCGGCCACTTTGCTCCAAACGGAACACTCACCGCGGGGAAACCGTAGGCCGCAAGCGTCATAGCATCTATTTCGCCTTCGCTAATGAACAAGTCGCATTGTTCGGTGGGGATTGCCTGAATCCCAAACAGCATTTTCGGTGCGCCCTTCGGGAGAACGAACATCTTGCTTTTGTCAACGATATTTCTGAACTTCAGACTGTTTAGTTTTCCATCCTGGGTGAAACTGGGGAATACAACACAATCTCCTTCCTGGCTTTCACCGATCTTGTATAACTCCAGCACAGCCGGCGGAATTTTCCGCGTCTCAGTTAGCCACTTAAACACTGGACCTTCTTTTCGCAATGGCACATATTCACGGTCAAGATTTATCGGCGGAGTTGCCGGCGCCGGCGGTGCCTTTTCAACCGCCTTCGCCGCTTCCTTCGCAAAATGCTTCTCACCACTGACCCGTCGCCAGCCGCGGTCTTCTTTCATCCCCAAAAAGTCCATTGCCTCTTTCATGGCCGGGACAAACTGGACCTTCCGGACCGCCATCCAGAGCGAAAGTAGATTGCGGCCGCGGTATTGATCGGCCGCCTGAAAGTCAGCCCAATACCCAACCTTCGCGCCGCTCAAGTGGATCCGCAAACTTGTCCCTGGCGTCCCGGTTACATCGCCGCATACCCATTCGGCCCCGTCCTTCTTTCCGGTCGGCAACAAATAAGCGCAGACACTCTCCGCCCGTTGATTCAGACGTTCCTTGATCTCGTTTCCATCCATTGATTAAATTCCTTTCCTGGCTACAGCGTCGTTTGCCCGTTCAATAAGTTCTTCCACGGTGAGATTTTCAATCCCTGGTGTCCTACCGCCGGATGGAGGGGCCGTTTTTGCGCGTTCTTTTTCCGCAAGATAAAGATAACCGCGCAACTTTTTTGAAGGAATTGGCGGCAATGGTCCCAAAGTTGCGATCATGTCCCGGCCAAAATCGCGCATTCCTGATTTCCGGGCTTCTTCGTCCGGGCATCCGGTGAGCGCGTTTTCAATGTCCACATCGCGTAGGGCGGCAAATTCTTTCCGGATCTCCTTGATCCACTTCACTTGCGAAAGCAATCCGTCCGGAGGTGGAGGGAGTTCCAACGACCCTCCTTCCCCTTCCTTTCCTTTCCCTTCCCTTCCAACCGTCTCAACTGCTTCCCCATTGCTTCCCCGTTGCTTCCCCATTGCTTCCCTCTCTAATTTATCAACGTTTTCAAGGTGTTTTAGTGGCTTATCGTCAAGGGATGCTTCCCCGTTGCTTCCCAACTGCTTCCCCGTTGCTTCCCCATTGCTTCCCCGTTGCTTCTCAGGTGCTTCACACTTTGGAAGAAGTGAGGCGGTATCGGCTTCCTTGCCATTTATCCTTTGATGTTTTAAGAAGGTCCGGACCTGAATGATCTTCTTGCCGTCAACTTCATAACGGATGATAAAATGTTCTTCATGGTCTGCTAACTCCTTCAGGAGTGCGTCCACGTCTTGAAAGTCATAGGGTAGGATCTCCGCCTCAATCCGTTTTGGGCGATCCTCCAAGCGTCCATCCCGGTCCGCCATAAGCCATAATCCGATAAACAACAGCCGTGCGAAGGGTGTTAATTCTGCTAATTGTTCATCCTTAAAGAAGTCCGGTTTTATTGTTCTGATTCGCATTTTTCTGCCTCCTTTTTGTCTTGGATCCTCTCCATTGGAGGGGTGGCCAAAGGCCGGGGTGGGTTCTGTTTCAGTTTCTTCAGCGTTACCGTGTTTCCACAGCGTTCACACCGGATGCAGACACTATCGTCAATCGTAGGCATCCAGTTAGCCAGGTTCTCGTCCCCAGCCTCCAACTCAATGATCTGGCCGCATTCTTCGCATTTCATCGTCTTGCCGACCCACCAGGGCCGCCAATCGCCGTTGCCTCTGTTGATTGTCTTCACCAGGTCCCCCTTCCTCTTGGACAGCGCCCTATGAAGCCATACTGGCGCGGGTTTTTCTTTGATAGGTTTCGAGAAGGAAGGATCATCCCAGGGATGAAGTTGACGTTGCTATTCACCCGGACATTGATCGGCTGACCGCCCAAAATCGCTTCAAGGTAATGTGGATTATGGGTGTAAATCTTAGTTACCACGGCATCCAGAATGACCGTGGCCTTGTCGTCGGCGGCCGCGGCGGGTAAGACGTTGAGGACGGCAATATCGCCCAGTTTTGCGCCAGGCGCGGCGCTTTCTTTGAGGATCAGGCGCAACTTCTCAATCGCATGTTCCGCATAGCAGATCCCGCGGCCGCCGGTTTCATTTATGAAGTCCTCATCCAAGTAGAGTTCATCGGCGCGTAGTTGCCGCACGGTTTCCCTGGTCAATCCCAGGGCGTCCGCTACGTTCTCTTCTGTCAGGTTGAATACTGCGGTTTCTTTCATCGCTGATGCCTCCTTGTAATCCGCCTGGCGAATCTCTGCCGCTTCTGTTCGCGGCTGGCCGGAGAAGTTCCCATGTGCGGGATTTTTTGAAATTTCGGAATGTCCTCAATGGTTTCTTGCTCGCGTTCCGTTCCCCACAACGCCTTCAGAAAGTTGATCTTCATCGTCTATCTTCCCTCCTTTATAAAATTTTTCGTGCGCTATGAACCGATTGATACTTCAGAGGGGCCGGCGCGGCCAATTGACCCCCCCCGCCTGTCTGACACTCTTCATTTGGAACTGACCCTCTACGCTGATCGCCGCTCTGTCCATTGCCGACATCTGGACATTCATGCCATTCATTCCATAAACTGCCTTTAAGCACGTCGCATAATGTCTATGATGTCTACTAATCATGTTTTTCGTTTTCAGTTGTAACGCATTGATATTCATGTGCTTGTCTTAGCTCCGTCTAAATTGTTAGGAGACATAATATCGGACACGTTTTTGCCCCCTTCATTCCGATCAATGTTTGCAAGGGTTTCTTCAATGCGGTGGGGCGTCTGCCCTATGCTACATTTGGGTGCTTCCAGGAGCGCAATCGGAAGCCGCGGAGCTGGTCCAGGCGTCCCGATCGTCGGCCGATCTTGGTCTTCACCTGAGCCCGGAGCTGGTTTGACGTCTTCCTTTTGCTCTTCTTTTCCTTCCCCAAAACCCATTCGCCGCTCATATTCTTCCTTCGCCCAGCGCATGTGTTCAAGGATTCCGACTGCGGTGGGATCACCGATTGTCTGGATTCTGGCTGTTGGCGCGCCGGATAGTAATTCGTGCTTCTCAGCGAGGATGCCAAATGTGATACCAAGTTCCTTGATGCTCATCTTCTTCCGTTGCTCCGGATCGCAGAGCAATTCAAGGATACCTTCCACACACATTCGCATGGCTTCGCGGGATAAACCAGCTATCCTACTTTTTTCTATTGCCACACATTCAGGTTCGCGGGCGCGGACGGCCATGACCGTATGAGGACTGACGTGCAGAATCTTTCCAATGCGTAAGACGCCCAATCCTTCACCGCTCAGCGCTACGATCGCTTTGTAACGCTCAGGATCCTTAGCGAAAAGACGCGCGCCGGTGTATTCACGCTGTTCAGCCGTCTCTTCAGCGGCAAAAAGCGTGTCGTCCATCTGATCTGAGCCGAACAGTTTTAGCTGTTGATTATCGCCTTGAATTAAAGAGGGATTATTCATATTCGTGAAAAAAAACTCCAAAACTTCGTTTCACATACCACGTTAAAAAACACCCCGCGCCATCATCAGCACGATAACATCGAAGGTCTGGCGCCCATGTATAGGTTGATCCTGCATGGTCCGGTCGGCTACAGCGCACTCGGTCGGGTAGATCTCCTTTTTCAAACAGATCAATGATTGTTTGGGATATGTGTTTCATAAATCTCCACACTGACGCTCATCCGACCGCTCTGTAGTTGTCCGTCCAAGGCTAAAAAAGCCGCCCGGGTTATATCAATGATAGTCCCCTGAGAACGGGACCGGCGTCCTGGGCCGCGGTCCGTGAATGTCAGTAAAGTCGTGCGGCCGTTCACTAGGTTCGTCACGCGGATCTGTTGCCCGAACTTCATGTTCAATTTTGCGGTTATGTTTGTCGGTAGGGCGCAAGTAAAATGCGAGTCTATAAGCGGCTAAGTGTTTGCCATTAGGATTCGCCGGCCGCCTGTTCCTTCTCGCCGGCAACTCTCTCGGCTGTACCACGTCGCCCATCCGGTCAAGGTTCCTGAGATGGCCGCAGGAGAGAATGTTTTCAAGGGCACGGATTGAGTCGGTGATGGATTCCGGGAATTTTGGCGGTTCAATCCATTTTTGACGTTGCCGTTCAGCTCGGGCGCGTAAAACGCGAAAAAGATCAGTAGGATATATATAGCCTTCATTTTTCATGCCGCTCCTTTTATTGCGTTCTCCAACGATTCTCCTGTTACACCGTTTGCACGTTCTTTGCCTGGTATGGATACGCGCGTCAAAAAACCCTTGCGACAATAGTAATAAATTGTCCGGCGGGCCACGCCCAGCCGTTCTGCCGCCTCTTTGAATGATGCAATCCGCAACCTGTCCGGCTTTGGTGTTTCACTTGGCGTGCTCATAGCCCGGATAATTCGCGCCCGTTCGTCGGCCGTAACTGTTTCATCGGCTTTAAGGACGCTCCGGATCAGTTCAAGTGTTGTTGTTTTCATTCTCTTAACGCCGGCCAGCGACAGTTAATTGCAACTCAGACCTTGTGTATTTCCCGGCCAGTGCTTCGGCCTGGGTTAAGAGCTTCCGGTACTTGACCGCCATCCGCGCCGATGAAAGCAAAAAGGCCGCCACGGATTTTGAGTTCCGAGCGGCCTTTTTAATCTGCTTCTTTTCATCCTTGCTGATTCGGATAATCAGAAATTTGCTTTTCATGCTGAACAATATATAGCAATGTCTATACATTGTCAACGAAATAATAGCCTTAAAAATTAGCTAAAGAAAACGCTTGGTTTTGCTTGCTTTTAATAGCATTTGTATATACATTGATTTTAAAAAGAAATTCGGAAGGTATAGTTATGAATAAAAAATCAAAACAGATAAACATGAGAATAGGGCTGGACTTGCTTGAAAGATTCGACGGGGCCGCGTGTTCGCAAGGCAAGCGTAAGCGATCAGATATAATGCAGTCCTTAATGCTTGCTTATGTCAAGTTGGTAGAAAAATCAAACGGCCGACCCATCCACACTCTTGAATTCAAGGGTTTTGACCCCGATGACAGACCGCCCGGCGATTGGGAAGCATTTAAAAAACTTAGAATTGTTTCACCCCAGCGAGAACTAAGGGGCGCCGAGCCACAGGCTGGTTATGGTAAAACTGGCAGAACTGAAAAGGTTGGCGCGAAATCACGTTAA